ATCGATCACATCCAGCTCGTTGATAAACAAGCAGTTGTTCTCCTGATTCGGGCGCGGGCCGTACCCGTACTTGCCGAGAATCGCCAGGGCGCCGTAGTACGGGCCCGTGTGCGGCTTCGTCGCCGGATGGCCGGCGCCGAAGAACAGGAGCGGATCGAGTTGCGGCGCGAGCGCAGTCATGCCGCCGTCGTGCCCTTCGCGAGCATGTACGTCCGCTCGTCGCGCGGCGCGATCCAACACGATCCGCCATCGAGAAACCGTTCCCACCCGCCGGCCGTCGCCGTCCAGCGGAGATCGCCCGTGTCCTTGTCCACGGTGAGGTACTGGCCGTCCGCGCGTTGGAGCGCGAGATAGCCCGCGTCGGGATGGGCGACGGGCGTGACGATCGCGGCCTCGGTGGGCGCCGCGAGACTGACGGTGGTAACGAGGGCCGTGGTGGTCATCAGACTCTCCTGGGCGAGCGGGGCCGGGCGCACGCGCCAGCCGTGCTCGAGGTACCGCGCGCGATCGGCATCGAGCACCGCGCCCTGTAACGTGATTTCGATCGGGGCCGGGAACAGCGGAAAGGCCACGCCCGCGACGGGCGCGCGTTGGCCGGGTTCCCACTCGACCGTGGGTTGCTGCGTCGAGGGCAGCATCGGCGCCCAGTAGGGCAACCCCATCGCCTCGCCCGCGCGCGCCGTCGCCGTGATCAATACCGTGTCGAACATCAGCGTGCTTACTGCGGGAAATTGCCGCCGCGTGGGGTCGCGGCCAGCGCGCGGCGCAGTTGTTCTAAGAATCCGCCCGTGGGAGCGGCGCCGACCGGGAGCGGCGCCGGGCGGGTCGCCGCCCGCGCGACCGGGCCGCCGAGGCCCGCGCCGGCTTGGGCCGCTTGCGCGAGCGCCGCGGCTTTCGATCCGGGCGGCGCGACCTGGCCGAGCGCCGCGCCCTGATCGGGCGAGAGGTTGCCGAGATCCATCTTCGGGACCATGCCGCCGGGCGCCTTGAAATTCGCCTCCCCGGCTTGGCTGATCGCATTGAGCTGCGGGAGCACTTGCGTGGCGCGCGTCCAGTCGGTCGGGCCGCCCTTCGCGGAGCCAGCCATCATCTGCACCGAGCGCAGCGCGTCATCCTGATCCGCGTCCGAGGGGCCGCCCTGATCGTCCGGATCGGCATCGGGGCCGGCGTCGGACTTCCGCATCCCGGCCATCGGCTGCGGTCGCGCCATCCCGCCGCCGCCGCCCATCTGGCCGCCGATCTGCCCGAGCTGCGTCAGGGCGTCATTCCCATCGGCCGCTTTCAGCACGGGCGCGTCCCCGGCCTGGCCGGCCTCATCGGCCGAGGTCGGGACGACTTCACTCATGGGCGTGCGCGGGATGGCCGTGGGACGGCTCAGGTTCATCAGGGCGCGACGGAGATCACCAGCCATGTTCGGACTCCCCTGCTACAACGTGTGACCGAGGTAGACGATCTGCCGACACCCGCACATGAAAATGATCTTGTCGGGCGTGATCGTCCAGTCGAGATACCCTTCGTGCCCCATCCGATTTTTGCGACAGCGCGCGCAGCGGAAATTGATTTGCAGCTCGCCGCGCAGGAGGAATTGGCGGAACTCGCGCAGGAACCGCGCTTCCGCGGTCGTGAGCGGCACGGCCGGGAGATCTTTCACGATGGCGTTGCCGGCGCCGTCGTAGAGCGTGACCTGACCTGTCACCGGGGCTTCCATCAGATCCACCGGGTGGTGTGCGGCGACTTGTCCGTGCCGGGCAGGCCGACATGCTCATCGCGATTGACGTAGCCGCGCGCGCGCATCGCGTCTCGATGGGCGCTGCGCGACTCGAATACTTGCGGCGTCTTGTCCATCACGCGATCGACGAGCGGCGTCGAGAACGTGTCGGGGATCATCGCCGGCGGGCGCGTCCACTCGCGCACCGTTGGAAACCCGCAATTCGGACAGGCCAGGTCACGCGCGTCGTACTTCTCGATGCAGTCAGTTTTCGACCAGTAGCACATCGCTGCGGTGCAGACGCGATCGTAGAGCGGCATGGGCGGGCCTTCACTTCCCTTTCGCGACCTTGAGGACGACTTTGGGGAGCGACTTCCCTTTGGTCGCCGCATCCCACTCCGCGACCTTCGCCGCGCCGCCGAGGGCCTTCTGGCCGGCCGGCGTGTGGGCCCACGCTTGCTGTGCTTTGGACACGTAGGGCATCGGTCCCCCGCTTACTGCACGCGCGTAGCTGGCGCCATCGCCGCACCCGCGCCGTCGAGCTGGCCGGTCTGTTCCGCTTTGTGCTTGTTCAAGAGATCCGCTTCGGCCGCGGTCCCTGGCGTGTGGAGGTTGTCGCCCACGCGCGCGGGCGGCAGGCCGGGGACGGCCGGCGGCGGCGCCGCGAGCTGCGCCTGGTCGCCGGGCAGGGCCATCGCCGGCAGCTCCACGCCGGCCGCTTTCGCGAGCGCCAGGGCGTAGACCCGCGTCCGGGGATCCACGAAATCGACCGGCGAGAGCGAGAGCGAAATCGAGAGTTTCGGTTCTTCCTTCTTCGGCGGATCGGGCTGACGGATGATGCGATTCGGATCGAAGCCCCACGCTTGCATCGCCACGCGCCAGAGTTCGATTTGGTTCACGTACGGCGACTTGGCGCTGAAGTTCACGACATCCGTAATCCGCTTCAGGTCGGCGGCCGAGTCGGGCCGGAGCTGCGAATTGATTTTGATCGTGAACGCGAACTCGCCTTGAATGCTGTCGGCGTTCCACGCCTTCCAGCTCACGGCGCCATCGGGGCCGACGATGCGGACGAACGATTCTTCCGTCGCGAACAGTTGGAGGAGCCCGAGGACGTTGCGGGCGATCTTGTCGGTGAAGAAGTACGCCACCATGTCGCGCTCGTACGCCATGCGCGTGTTGGTCGCTTCCTGCACGATCGAGAGTTCCGTGGCCGTGCGCGCCGAGTCGGTATTCACGCCCTGTTGATTCGAGCCGAAGGCCCACGATTTTTCGATGTCGCGCTCGATGTAGTCGTTGAAGTTGTACGACTCCTGACCCACTGAGCCTTTGTCGAGGACGTGGAAAATCCCGGACGGATCGCCCGGCACGCCGACGAAGCCGTTCGATTCGTTCCGCTCGATCTTGTCCATCAGGTCTTTGATCCCCGGCCGCGTGTTGTCGTAAATCACGGTGGGCATCTTCCGATCGCGTGCGCGGAGGAGTTGCGTGCGTCCGCGCGATTGCTCGTCCGAGAGATTGCGCGTCACGCTCACGTCACTGGGCGCATCGGCCGAGTCGGACACATAGCGGACCTTGAGCACCTTCACGGGGAAGCCGGCGATCCCGATCCACTTCCCGTTTGGCCCGCGACGTTGGAGCGGCGACGGCCGATGTTCGCGGGGCGTGTCCTCCCCGTCCATCAGCACGATCACGGCCAGTTCGTTCGGATCCTTCACGGTCGGATCGAACGACGCGCGGCGGTACCAGAGTTCCACGCCCGTGCGAACCGTGCGGCCCGTGAGGGCATCGACGGTGGGCTTGGAGAGCATCTGTTCGTCCGCGGTCGGATCCGCGCTTTTCGTGCCGGGCCCTTTTTCGGGCGCATCTTCTTCGAACGTGAACCCGATCCAGTTCGCCAGGTCGTAGTCGAGCCCGTGGAATTCGATCGGGCGCAAGAGCCGGCCGGGGGAAATGCGGCGCACGTAGTAGTTCTCGTAGACCGGCACCTCAACGGTGCGCGGCGGGCCAGGCGGCAGGCCAGGCGCGGGCGGTTCGCCCGGCACGTCCACGGGCACGCTCGCGGACTCGTACCCGATTTTCACTACGCCGTACCCGGTCGGGCAGATCACGTCGAACACGATCTCGGCCATCGGCACGCGCACGTTCGTGTGCTCCGGCCCGAGATAGTCATTGAGGATTTTCTGGACGACCGGCGCGACCGCATCGGCTTGCGGCCGTTTCCCGGTGAGCTGCACTTCCGGGACACGGTAAAAGAGTTGGGGTTTTTTGTTCTCGGTGAACGCGAAGGATTGCGGAATGGAGACGAGATCGCGCGTCAGATCGGTGCGCGACAGGTAGCGGTTCGTGTACCGCTCGATGTTCTTCTTGCCTTCATCCACGACCTCGCGTAGGCCCTGTTTCGCGGTTTCGACGCGCTTGCGCCACTTCCCCGTGTCCTCGTCGGACCAGGGCAAGACCAGGAGCGGATCGGGGGCGGCCGGATCGGGCGCAGGATCCGGCGCGATCGGATCGGGCGCGGGTCCGCCGCCGAGGGGGTTCGGCGGGAACATCGCCCGCGATCATACGCCTGTTGTCGAGCGGCGGTGGAGATACCGATCGATGTACGACTTTGGGGCCCCCTCGATGTTCCGGCTTTCCTCCCCCGTCGCGCCGCACGTCACGCACCGGATCGTGCAGTTGATCGCGTCCCCGATCTTCCGTGGCCTACCGTACACGGCACGACCGGCGCGCGGACACGGCGCGCGCTGGTCGCAGAGCGGAGACGCGATCGACAGAACAAGGCGGCGCGCGCCGGCCATCACCGTAAATCGGGAATGCCAATGCCCGGCTCGGGCAGCGACGATTGCGTCAACACGAGCGCGAGGGCATAGATCAGCGCCAGGCCGACGAGGAGGGTCACGACTTTGATCGGCGGCGACATCGGTACGTCTTGGTCTAACAGGTATAGACAAACGCCCAATATGACGAGAACGATTAAGAGAAGCACGTCGATTCGACTCTCAGCGTTTGACGAGATCTGCTCCGACGAGTGTACGGGACGTGGCGCCGCGGAATTGCTGATTGTCCCATCAGCGGTGAAATCTCGGCAGGGGGATGTCGCCCACGAAGGTTTGGAGCAGCCAGAGCACGAGCACGATCACCACCACGACGCGCAGCGCGACTTTGATCGGCGGGGACATGGGAATGTACGACTCAATCAGCCAAAGACAGACGCCGATAATGACGAGGACGAGGACGAGGCCAATCAGGCCCATAGCTAACCTCCGGGGGGTCGAGACGGGGTTCAGCGTTTGACGAGATCTGCTCCGACGAGTGTACGGGACGACCGATCGCGGAATTTGTGCAAAACCGCACCCCACGTATCGGGGCCCGGTTCGGGCGCCGGCACGGGTTGCCAGGGCGGCGGCTGGCCCATCAGGAAGAACCGCACCGCATGCGCGGGGAACGCGAGCGGCGAATCCTGCACGTCATCCGGATCGCCGGGCGCGGCGACCAGCGACGGCAGCGTGCGAATGAGCCGCGTGCAGACGGGATGGACGATCAAGCCCGGCGACCAGTCATCGCCGTACGCGCGCGGCCGCAGCCAAGAGCGCAGCCGGGACCAGCCATTGACGCGATCGTCGTTGCCCTTGCGGAGCGTGACGCCCGCGTAGGCGAACACGGCGGCGATCGACGGGCCCGTGACTTTCTCCGGCCACAGCGACGGTTGCGCCCACACCGCGCCGAGGGACGGCACGACGCGGCGCCGGAACTCCGCAATGTCCTTTGCCGCATCTTCCGGCGGCGTCCCGCGCCAGGTCAGCTCATAGCGGCAGTACTGACGGCCGTCCGGGAGCCCGATAAACACGCCCATCCAGGCCGGCTCCGTTTGCGACCAGTACATCGCGCCGCTCACCGGGTAAATGCCAGGTGTCACCGCTCAACCTTGCGCGCGTCGGAGCAGAACGTCAACGTGTCGGCTTGGATTTCGTCCCACGTTTTGGCGTCTCGCGGGTTGGACGGTTCGATCGCACCATCAGCTCGACCACCAGGAACCAGAGCGCCATCATGGCGAGGGCGCCGATCACGTCGGAGAGGGTCATCGGGCCCTTTCTGTTCGCGCTGCTCGACGAGGCGGCCGGCGACGAACGCGAGAATTAACACACCGCTCAACGCCAGGACGGTGAGGGCATCGGCGGCCGTCATGCGCCGAGTTCCTTGCGCGCTTCGAGCCGCGCTTCGGTTAGAGACGCCATTGCATCGTGACTGCCCTGCTCCGCGTCGGGATGCGCGCTGCGCGCCCGCTCGCGAAACGCCGCGTCTACCTCCTCGCGGGTGACAGGCTGATCGGGCGCGAAGCCCAACGTCGTGCGCCACGTCTGCCCCTTCGCCGGCAGCGCGGTATAGCCGGCAAATGCCTGCTCGAGGTTTCCGACGCCATAGCGATCGATCGCGCGGATCGCGTCGATGTGGTGAGCAATCGCCGTGAGGTTGTCGGCCACGCGCGTCCACACGTCGCACGCCAGGACCCGATCCTGGCCCTTGAGTTTGAAGTACACCGCGGCGCCTACGTCGTCGGGTTCTTTCTCGCCGGCGTAGGGCAAGCCATCGAGCCGCAGCCGCACGTTGGTGGAAATGATCACGTCGCCGTCGCGCACGCCGAGCCGGCGCAGCTCCGACAACAGCCGGGCTAACGCGCTCGTCATCGTCATGTCGCGCATCGCGAGGTCGCCTGGCCGCTTCGTGCCGAACCGCGCACGCTTCCGTTGTGTGCGGACGGTGCGCTTCCAGCCGGACGGCCACGAGAGCGGCCATCTCTCATTTGTGGTCATGCCCACAATCTACACCTAGAGCGCCAGTTCGCGAACGTGCGCGTTCGTATCGAACTCGAAGAACTGGCCGACGAACACGGACCAGTCGCCGTACCGGAGCTGGCGGTACCGCGCCGCCGACAGGCCCGAGAGATTTTTTTCCGCGTAGTCCTCCGGCAGGTACGGATTGTCCTCAAGCGTTGCGAGGATGTAGCCGTGGATGTCGGGGTTGTAGGTCGGGTACTCGCGCGGATCGGGTTTCTTCGTGATGTAGAAATCTTCGAGCGTCAGCATGCCCTGGCCGCCAGGATTCGAGAGCATCCACGTTTTCCCGTCCGTCGCGCCGAGCGCGCGCGCCGTGGGGGACGCCCGATCGCGCGTCGGCAGCTCCGTCAGGGCACGGGGCTGAAAATTCACCGCTTCTTCCACGATGATCAGATCGTGGTCGGCGCCGAGATGCTTCGCGATGTCCGCTTCGTTCGCGCACACGCCCATCAGGAACGCGGAGCCGTTCGCGAAGTAGATCGCTTTGTAGTTGCCGCCCGCGAATTTCACGTACCCGTGGCCGTAGCGTTGGAGATCGACCGCTTCGGCCGGCATGTACTGGGAATGGTTCTTGTAGATTTCATCGTACGTGGTCCGCAGTAGGATCACGCGCAAGCCCGGCCGGTTCAAACACTCGCGGTATGCAAGCCACCTTGCACCAAACGATTTTGAGCTCCCGGCGGCGCCGGCGAGCAGCGTGCGCTTGTGTGGTGAGTCCGCGAGATCGATGTTGACCGGCAGCGGCAGGAACAGCCAGGGCGATCCGCCATCAGGTTTCGCGTTGTCGGGCAGGGTGCGCGCGAGGGACGCGGCGACCTGGCGTTCCGCGCACGCGGGCGTGAGGCAGAGCCATTGCGGCGGCGCGGCGTGCGCCAGGTAGAACCGGCCGCCACACCAGCGGCAGCGGGCTACGCCGTGCGTGACGGGATGATCGGGGACCGGCGGCGCGAGTGCGGCCGGCGAAGATTCTGCCGACGAGATAGCGGGCGCCGGCAGGCTCCCCAGCGTTGGCGTGTCCCACATCAGCTCTGTGGGTGGTGCCATCTCCACCGGCCGCGCGATCGAGTCTGCCACACCCGCCGCCGTGATCACACGACGCGGCCGCAGGCGCTTCGGCACATGGCCGGGCACACGCGGGCGTGAGTCACGTTTCGGTTTGGGCTTCGGCTTCTTCGCCATTGGGGGCAATGTCGAAGGCCCGAGGGTAGCACGGGCTTAGGGCGTGCGGGTTTTCCCGCAGTTGTCGGATCGGGAGTGTTGGTGTAGCGTCAGAGCTGCAATCGTTGGGTTGAGGATGGGAGTTCGCGACGAACTCCGCGCGAAACAGCCCCGCGTTCATTTCACGGGGGGGGTCCGTGGATGAGGCCCGGCCGGGATTAACCATCCT